CGGGGGTGCAATGAGGGTGAGATGATTTTCATTCTCAAGATTTGATTTTTTTTGTTTTTTTTCAACAAAATTATTATTATATATAGATATATTATTATTATTATTATTATTATTATTATTATTATTATCTTACAGAAGTATAGTATACACAAACCATTCGTAATCTAACTCATCAATTATTATTATCTTTTCTAAAATAAAAAATACATAATACATTTTTTATAAATTTAGATAATTTTTTTTTATAATATAATTATATAATGTCTTTAATAATTCAAAATAAAATTTATGAACTACGACCAAACTTATCTAATAAATCTATTGAAACTTACACGAGTATATTATGGAATATGTATAAGCGTATCTTCGATGATGGAGAAATAGATTTTAATAATTTTAATAATAAAAAATTATTTTTAAAATATTTAGAATCTTACGAACCTCAAAGAAGAAAAACTTACTTAACAGCATTAACTATAATTACAGGTGATAAAGAGTATCGTGACATGATGATTAATGACGCAAAGGAATGTGATACTGAATTATTAAAAAATAAAAAAAATAAAAAACAAGAAGATAATTGGCTTACAAGTGAAGATATAAATAATACAATTGAAAAATATAAAATTATTGCAGAAGAATTATTTACTAAACCTCCTACTGAATTGACTAATAAAGAATTTCAAAATATTCAAAATTATATTATATTATGTCTTACTACAGGAAAATATTTTGCTCCTCGTAGAGCGATGGACTGGACAGAATTTAAAATTAAAAATTTTGATTTAGAGACAGATAATTATATGATTAAAAATAAAAAATGTTATAAACTATATTTTAATATTTACAAAACTAAAAAAGTATACGGAACACAAAATTTAATTATTTGTGATGAACTCAAAGATATATTAGATAAATGGTATAATATTATTGAAACCAAATATCCTGATTGTGATTATTTATTAACTGACAGAAATCAGGCGAAACTAGATAGTAGTAAATTAAATCAACGTTTTGAAACTATATTCGGTAAGAAGGCATCTGTAAATATATTGAGACATTCATACGTATCTAGTAAATATGAATTACCTGATTTAGAAGAATTAAAATCTGATGCTGACGCTATGGGTCATAACTTGGAGACTCACTTAGTTTATTATAAAAAATAATTTTTTCTACTGTCATATTATATTATCCTAATGGTAGACAATTTTAAATTAGTTACTAGTGATTCTGAATTTTATACTATAGTTGAATCAAGCTCAAATAAATACGCTTACAGAGATATTGATTATGACCAACGAGGAATAACTATTCCATTATATAATTTAAAATTTTATTATAATGATAAAAATTTTATTGTTGATAAATCTTTCATTGCTGCCAGATTAAATAGAATTAGTAAAACAATTTCTACATCTGAAGAAATTAAAATGAAATCAGAAAAAACTGGGTTAGATTCAGATGAATATGTTTTAGTGTATATTAAATATGCTATTCCAATTAATTCCGAGTTAGGTAATGATGTTGATTTACATCTCATTACAAATTATTACGATAATAAAAAATTTGAAGTTGATGAACTACCATTTGCAAATTATAATTTTGAAACTAAAGAAATAAATAATTCAAGTGACGATATTTCTGAAATGAGTGACGCAGCATCAATAGCATCTGAAACATCTGTCATGACGGAATCCATGGATACTGATTCTGATAGATATTCAATTGTAAAATCTGGTGATAAAAGATATGCTCGTTTAAAAAATATTGATAGAACTAAACCCTACAAACTATATAATTTAATATCATATGAGAGACCTGGAAGATTCTTAGTTAATAAAGATAGAGAAATTGGAATAGTAGACGAACCAAATAAAAAATTTAAATTATTTAAACCAGAAGAAGATTCTGATTACAAAGATTATAAAATAAATAAATTTGGTGATGAAAGATATGCATCATTAAAAAATGCTGACCTAACTAAAAATGTTAATTTATATGAATTAGAATCTTATGAAAATTCAAAATTATTTAAAGTGAAAAATAAAAATTCTCCAATCGGTTATTTTAATATGAATACTAAAAAAGTTAAAATATTTGATAAATGAATAATTATTTTTTGATATAAAGAATAATTATATAGTATATTAATATGAGTACCAGAACACGTGAACAAATAAAAAAAGATTATGATGAAGTTCAAGATAAAATAATTTTACTTTCAACTGATTTGAAAAATTTAAGAAATGAATTAGAAGAATTGATGAAAGATGTTGAATCTGATTTCATCGGAAGACTTGATAAAAAAATTATACTGTACAATAAACTAGAAAAATTTAATGAACAGTTGGATGAACTTGGACTTAAAAAATTAATTTTGATTGAGGAATATAATTTATACCAACAATAATAATGTTGTGACTATCAATCCTTCTGCCGCATATTTCGTAATTATATATTTAAATACTTTATGTAATATATAATTTATTATCTCATTCATGTAGTCAACTGGTTCTCATAGAAATTTCTTTTCAATCCAATTCCAAAGTATCACTCTAGCTTTATAATTGAATTCAACTTTTTTAATTAATTTATTTTCAAACGCAAATTCAATATGTTGTTTAATTTGTTCTATTTCTGAATTATTCAACGAACCAAAAAGCGTACTTAATATATCAATGACGAAATCTTTTTTACTTATTGAATATTTTTTCTTAACCAGTTCTTCAACACAACTACAACAAAATAAAATTAATTCGTTGTTGATTATGTTATTTTCTTTTAATTTTGATATGTCAATATCTTTCTGAATTTTATTTACGATTGCTTGTTTAATTGTATGTAGTTTCTCTTGTCTTTTTAAACTATTCTTACTTTTAATATAACTTAATTTACTATCCATTATGTTATATTAAAATAAAATATTTTTTTTTGAATAATATTTCTATGCTCTACTGAAGGATGTCAACTTGACGAGTGTTTACGTCTATAGATATTAAGGCATCAAAATACGCTAGTGCTCTCACTTGAACTGCTTGAGATGTAGCTGTGTTGATGTTGACACGTGCAATTATAGGTGATAGTAAAGTTGAAGCACCTGTTAAAACTGCGTTGCTTGTTGCACACTTTTCAGTATTAACACCTACGATGAACATAGCGGGTGCTGTGTAAGCTGTGACGGCAGATGAAGATGTGTAATTCCAAGTTGCTGGAGTCAATCCAAGTGAAGCACTCAAAATATTTCTATTTCCAAACAACGCTAAAGCTAACTCACTAATGAGGCCAGATTTATTTAGTAAGGTTGACAACGGTCTTGGTGGATACAATACTCCACCCGCGATATCTACCTGATAATCTCCGTTTGACGATGTGATGTCAATTGAATCAAATTTTCCATTGCTGTTGGCAGATGTAGCTACAGCTGGAGAACAATGCAAGAAAACTGATTTCACGCTGGCCAATCTAAATGAAAATGGTAACTGAAAACTTCCACTGCTGGCAGTTGCGAGAGGTTGAGATGACGTCATCCATGAAGAAGATTTCAAACTAATTTTACCTTGTTGGTTGACCATACTTAGATAATATGCGTCAACTGAAGATGGGAACGAAACTACATCCATACACAACTCAAAATTAGAAATTGCAAATCCAGTTGGAACATTTGCAGTTGTGTTGAACATATTTGCGATTGTATCAATATTTAAAATGATTCTACAAGCATTCAATAAAAATAATGGGACGTAAGATTCACATTGAGAAAGTAAACAAGGCAACGGACCACTAACGCTATAGGAGTCTGGAGTAGCACCTAGTAATCTACCGTTGACAGAGTTAAAAGAAAATGCTGTTGCTGTTCCACCAATTCCTAAATTTTGCGAATGACCAACTTTGTCAGCTGCAGTTAATTTGAGATTAACTAAATCATTACAAATAATATTATAGTCAGAAATATTTTCAACCACTTGTGAATTGAAAAGCATTTGAAATTGAATAAAAGGTGTGTACAACGGAATTCCAATCATAGTACCACCTGCGGCAGCCATACCAGTACAAGTTTGTCTGTATCTGATGTACATACTGTTTGGATTTAAATATCCTTTTCCTACAGGTAAATCTAAAATAATTTGTCCGTTGTCGTTGAAAGTTGCTCCGTTGACAGGTGAAACTACTACTGAGTTAGTAGATGTTCCATCTGGCAAGTTGGGCAATCTCTTAGGTTGAACTTCTGCTGGTACTGCTACGTCCATAATATACAATTCCAAGATATAAAATTATTTTCAAAATAATAATTTTATATTTCTAATCTAAATAGTTCGGATTAATTCCTAAAAGAAAATTTAAATCTTTTATATTATCACCCATCTGAATTGGTTCGTCAGGTTGCTGTTCAGGTTGTTGTTCAGGTTGCTGTTCAGATTGTTGTTCTGTCTGTAGTTGTGGTTGTTCTTGTGGTGATGACATAATTAATTGTTTAAATGACCTATTAACATTTTGTTTGTATAGATTGAGAACGAATGTCATGCTCCAATCACAATTGTTAAAATTTATTGACGCTCCGTATTCATCTGTAATTCTAATATCTATTATATTCATTTCAAATACTTTTAATCTTCCGCTATATTCTCCTGTATTATTATAATAATTTATTTGTCCGAATGGTGCTTGGTCATTTATGATGGTTGTTAATAAACTTGTCGTTGCATATTTCGTACTATCTAAATTATTATTACTAAACTGAGGACAAAATATTTTTAATTTTTTTATTCCTAATAAGTTCAATGGAAATGGTGCTGTCAATATATCTGCCGTTGGAAAATAATCTGTATCAACATCAAATCCTAATACTCTAAATGATGTTGATTGTGAGTGATTGATTCTATAAAAAACTCTTCCACTTGTCGGTTTATATTCCATAGTCATAATTCCATTGATTTCATTTAAAGTCAAAACAAAATTATGACCATTAGCAGTAAAAGCAGTATACATAGCTGTAAATAATGTTTTATAATCGTAATTTCCAACTGGTATTGTTATTGAATAATCAGTATACACTGCTAAATGAAAAATTGTATAACTGAAAATATTATTACTATAATTAACAACATAAAAAGAAACTGGAAATACAGCTGATTCCAAACCACCTTCTAAATATTCTATTTCTTCATTTTGACTTACTATATTTGGAAATGAAAATGATAACTCAGATAAAAAAGAATTATTTATTTTTATTGTTGCATCTTTAGAATTTATATTAATTATTTTTTTTTCTTTGTAAGACATCTACAATATGTATGGAAAATATTTACGCAAAATTGATTTCTTCTAATCTCGGCATACCATCAACGTCTATCGTATCAAAAAATCCTTCATCTTCATCGTCAGCCAAAGTAAAACTTTGAAGATTAACTTCATTGTATGGGTCTTCTGGGTCTCCACCTGGAGGTAATAAAATAAAATCAATTCCTTCTCTTCTACCTTGTTCTTCCGACATAACTGGAAATCCTGTCTGTGGGTCAATGTAGTTCACTCTTTCTGAATCTGGAATTCCTAATCCTGACATTAAATTTTGTCTTCTCTGTTGAAATTCTGAACTTCCTATACTTGGTTCTCTAGATTGAGTTGTTAATTTTGGACGTTGTATGTCTTCAATTCTTTTTTTAATATCTATCCTTGGATAATTTGGTTTTTCAGTTGGAATATAAAAAGATGATGGAACATTGAATCTAGCATTTGAAGTCATTCGTGTCATAGCAGTTGTCGGTGTAGTAGCACTTCCATTCGTTAATAATAATGGTGCCGTTGATGGTATACTACTTGTTCCTGCTAAAATTTGTGGGTTGGCTGGAATTCCAGCATTCATGTAACTAGGACTTCCAGCGCCAGCATAACTCGGATATTGATTTACATACAAAGGAATATATTGAGGTTGTTGTGAAAATGGTTGCTGTCTTGGACTAATTCCTAATGGTCCTAGTAATTTTTTTTGTGATGGTTTTCTTTTTCCACGTGGTTTTCGTGTTGGTTTTTTATCTCCTAAATTAATACTGACTTTGACAGATTGTGATGATTTCTCTTGTTTTTTTGGAGGCATTTATTATACTTTTATAAAAAGTATATCAAAAAATAAAATGAATTGTGCGAAGCACCGACGGCAAGCGGAATTGCATTAGAATTATAAAATATTTCCTGGAACATAAGAGTATAGTTCTCCAAATGGATTTATCGGAAATTGTAGTTTATCTATTTCTTTCTGTTTATCAATTCTGTAAAGCAATCTTAACTGTTTTTTTGCATTTTCTAACGTGCTGTGTTTTGAGTGGATTTCTCCTGTTTTTGTGTTTTTCACTTGGTATAAATCTTTGTTTCGCAATTTTCTTATTTTCCACATTGATACTATGATATAAAAAAATATTTTTTTCACTCGTTATAATAATTATGAGTATTGAATTGGTAAGACATAAAAAACCACGATTAAAAATTCCAGAATGTGTTTGTGATAATAAATTGAATTCTTGTTTAGACGATTACGAGTTGATGAATACAGCATTTAATAAATTGTCTAGTTCTACGTTGATAACAGGAAAACCTGGTTCGGGAAAGACAACTTTTTTGCAAAGTTTATTTAGTAGTTCTAGAAGTGGTTTGAGATACAAATATTCTAAAATATATTTATTTTGTCCTCCAAGGTCTAGAGAAAGCATGCTAGATGGACCATTAAACGAAATTCCAGAAGAAAGAATTTACGACGAATTGAATTTTGATAATTTATATGATGTGATAGAGTTGTGTAAAGCAGATAACGATAATGAATATAAAACAAAATATAAATTCTGTCTCATATTTGACGACATGGGTGCATACCTCAAAAATAAATCAACATTAAAATTATTTAACGAATTGATGATGAATAGGAGACATATGCGTATTTCAGTTATATTTTTAGTTCAAACATTTTATTCTGTCAGTAGAGAAATGAGAAGATTATTTGTAAATTTTTTTATTTTTAAAGTTAATAAAAAAACTCTTATGGAGATATTTGATGAAATACTTGAAGAGAATAATAAAGATTTGATTAATGATGTGAGTAAAATAGCATTTAGCAAACCACATAATTTTTTATATATTAATTCAGATAATAATAGAATATTTGTAAATCACGACGAATTATTAATTCAAGAATAATTTTTTATTTTGTTATTGTATATGAAAAATTTAGCTTCAGTGTTTAAAAAAACTGCTGGCTCAGCCCAAAATGTATTTAAAAAGAGCCAGGATGTAGCTCAAAATGTATTTTCTAAAGCATCAGACGTCGTTAAAACTGCCAAAGAAAATATTCCGAAAGTTGCTGAACGAATTTCACAGCAATCTCAAAATGTGGCTGACGTTCTAGGTAAAGTTAGTAAGATTTCAAATAAAATAGCTGCATCACCAATTACTTCATCTATTCCAATTATCGGTCAAGGAGTTGCTGCTTTAGCAGGTGGAGTTAGTGCTGGAGCAAAATTAGGACAACAAACTGCTAGAGGAGTATCTGGTTTGACTAATCCAGCTAATTATAAACCAGTTCGTGGAGTTGGGTCTGGTTTGGAGGCCATAAAAGACATACAACGTAGAACAGCTGAAATTGCTGACACAGGAAGACAAACGCAAAGCATGTTTGCATAAAAGTATTTAAAGAAAATGTAATAAATATAAATAATAAGGAATAAAATGGTAAATTACAATGAAACAATTATTTATAAATTATGTTGTAGAAATACAGAAATAAAGGATATTTATGTAGGACACACGTGTAATTTTAATAGAAGAAAACATGAACATAAAAAATGTTGTAATAATTTAAATAGAAGAGATTACACTATTAAAGTATATAAATTTATTCGTGACAATGGAAATTGGGATAATTGGGATATGGTAATGATAGAACAATATCCGTGTCAAAATAAATTGGAGGCTGAAAAACGCGAAAGGCATTGGATTGAAACTTTAAATTCTACTTTAAATCAAGTTATTCCATCTAGAACTAAAAAAGAATATAAAAAAAAATATCACGAAGAAAATATTGAAAAAATTAAAGAAAATCGTAGTAAAAAAATTGTATGTGAATGTGGTTGTGAAATAACTAATCATTGTCAAGCAAGACATAAAAAATCAAATAAACATTTAGAATTGATGAAACTAAAATAAATTTTTGCTCTACTTTTCTCAAAAGTAGAACTTAAAGAAACTGAAAGTTAATATTATATAATTTTTTTTATTATTATATTATATTATGCCGTTTGATAAATATGTTATTGTTATAAACTCTACTTCTTATTATCAAAGATTCACAAACGTTAACGACCAAACCTATTTATTTAACAACACAAATATACCTGAAGGGAATTATAAATGTAGATGGTCATATCGTAGCTCATTAGAAAATACGGCAGCTCCAAACGTATTTCCAACTATTTATTTACAAAGTCAAACAACTCAACAAGCATTCTCTGCGACTTCAACTGGAGGTAATCAAATTAGTTATTGTTTAGGTTCAGCAAGACAATCTATAAATACTACTAGTTCAACATCATATTATTTTGCTGGACCACAAGATAATACTAATTTTTACTGGTCATACAGACCTGGTTACGAAATTCGTGTTACATTGAGAAGTGGAATATCTCTAACAAATTTATATGCTGGTTCAAGTGAATATATTTTGATGATTGAAATGGAAAAAGTTGGAAATTAAATTATATCTAAATCAATATAAAGAGAATGTTATAGTATATAGTAAGATGGATAATATCACATACGACGATAAAGCTAAAATTATGTATGAAAAACACTTGGAACGCATGAGAAACTATTCTAAAAATAATAGAGAAAAAACACGAGACACAGCTAAAAAAGTATATCAAAAAATTAAAGAAGACCCAGAAAAATATAAATTATATTTGGAGAGAAGAAGAAATGAATATCACGCTAGAAAACAAAAAAAAGCAATTCCGCTTGCGGTCGGTGGGATGGTAGTCCAAGCTAAAGAAAGCAAAGTGATATGTGAGACAGATGAAGTCCAAGCTCAAATTATTGAAAATGATGAAAATGAATTAGAATTTAAAGATTTTACTATAGAATAGTATATTATGACTTTACTATACGAAAAAAATAAAAAAAATATTTATAAATGGAGACAAAATCATAAAGACGAATATAATCAAAAAAATAAAAAATATATGGATAAATATGTCACTTGGAAAAAGATACAAAAACAATTTTTAAATATACTTTTGGTTTCTGATACTAAATAATTCAAATACTTTTCTAACATAATTGTATAATGTCTGACGATTTATGTGATATGAAAATTAAAGACTTAAGAAATTTAGCAAATAAAAAAAATATTAATGTTAGAGACAGCAAAGGAAAATTGAAAAATAAATGTAAATTAATAATTGAGATAGTTAAAAAATCATCCATGGATGATGAAGAGATGGATTTTGGAAATGTGCAGATAGTCAGAGAGCAAAGCGACATACGAAGTAGAGCAGACGAAGAAATGGATTTATCTGGTTTTAATCTAGAAAGACCACAACCTAAAATGATTAGATTTGGAGATGTAACTGAAACAATCATAGAAAATGAAAACAGAGGAAAAAAAGTGAAAGGTAGGTCCTACACTAGAAGACCTTTGAGTGAAAAAGAATTAAAAAGTTTTAAACCATCCAAGATGTCAGATGCGAAAATTAAAAAAAAAGAACAATCTGAAAGGACTTCTATGGGTATGGAAGATGTAAATATTAATTTAAATGATTATCCTGAATATAAAATGGTTAAACTTTACGTACAAAATAAAAAACCAGCGCGAGTTGCTAAACTCAGAAGTGAAACAAGCAAATCTCCATTTAGAATTTTTGAAATAAAAAATGTTGTCAGTTCGAAAGATTTTTTGCTTGAATCTAAAAATCCGATTGGAATATTCAATCCAGATACAAAAAAAATATCAGAAGAATTTGATAAACCTGCTTTAGATAGATTATTCGTAAGATTAAGAAATTATAAAAATGATTCTGATGTATATTCAATTATGAAAATAAATGATGTTCCGTATGCTCGTAAGAGAAGTGACATGGGACCTATATTTGAATTATATGAAATTGAAGAATATAGAAAACCGAATGATTTTTCTACTACTGGAATAACAGTTCCAATAGGAAGTTATGATTCATTAGAAAACTCTTTAACATTATATAAAAAACGAACTTAAAGAATTAGTATATAAAAAGACTTAAAGAATTTATATATACTATATTATAAGATGTCAAATCAACAAATTAAGTGTCCCAACTGCGAAAGTATGTTGTCAAGTAAATATGCATTAAATCGTCATTTAAAAAATTGTAAACCAAAAGAAAATAAAATATCCTCAGAAACTTCATCTACGTCTAGTATGTTTACACAATTTATGATGAAGATGGAAGAACTAGAAAATGAAAATAAAAGATTAAAAGATGAATTAATGAAAAGAGATGAAGTAAAACCAATAACTACCGAACTACCTTACGATTACGAACAATTAAAAAAAATAATTTATAAATATAATCCTTATTCTAGACAATATTCAATTAGAAGAGGAGGATTCGTTCCAAAAGATTTTAAATCATGGTACACATTAAAATATTTTAATATTATTGATTATCCTGAAACTAAAATTAAATTTTATAAAAAATGTTTAGAAGAAATATTAAAAAATATTCCTAATGAAAAATTACCTTATCGTATTAGAGATGCTAAAAGATACATTTATGATATTTATGATTATGATAGTAAGCAATGGATAAAAGGTAAAACTGACGATTTAGTACAGATGATAATTAAAAAAATTATGATATTAATTCAAGCTAGTTTATACAGTTCTATTAACGTTTTTAATGAATTGAATACCTCAGATTATCACGCTATAGAAAATAAAAGAATTGACCCAAATTCACTAGATAGATTGAGAAGAGATATACAAAGTGAATTAACTTACAGATTCAGTTTGCCAGATTACGATGATGATATTACTGAAGAAGATAAATATAATTTTTATAAAAAGAATTTTGTTAAAGTTATGAATGAAAGATTGTCAGGTGAAATTGAAGTTGAAGTAAATGAAGATGAATTCAAAGAATTTGAAGAGACTAAACAAGAAATAAAAAATAAAAAACCAAGACAAAAAACTACACTTACTAAAATTACTTTAAGTTTTGACAACAATGAAGATGAAGAAATTGATTTCGGCGAATGTGAATTTGTCAAATCACGATACGACGATGATGATGATGAAGGATATGAAACTGATACAAAAGAAAATCCTTATTTTGATTTTTAGCGAGGAACTCCGTTCCTACGCGTACCTAGGGAGGTTTTACTGGAACCGTAGGTTCCAATATCAATTATTATTTTATAAATTCAAATACTTTTATATAAAAAGACATAATAAACCGTCGTGAGACCATATATGCTCTTAATGTAAAATAAAATTATTAAAAAATAAAAAAGTTATGTAGAGGATGTAGACAAAATTTGCAGAGATTTCAGAAAATATTTTCTTGAAAGTGTCTCACCCTCATTCCTCCCCATTTCTCCTCCCCCGGGGGTGCAATGAGGGTGAGATGATTTTCATTCTCAAGATTTGTTTTTTTTTGTTTTTTTTTCAACAAAATTTATCTAAGAAATCATTATTATTAATTATTATTATTATTTATTATTTATAAAAGAATATATTTTATCTTTACCTTGTCATAGAACTATAGTATATAAAAATAAAAATAAAAAAATAAAAAAAAAATATTTTACTATTACATAATGTTTATTATTTACACTAAATCTAATTGTCTAGTCACTATAGTGACAGTAAAGCTAAATTAATGTTATACAATGAAGCTAAATTATTAATTAATTGTGATATGTTATTAGAAACTGATAGAGAATCATTCATGAATGAAATGGAAAAAAAAATGAAATGTGAATTTAAATCATTTCCAATTATTTTTATTGACGACAAATATCTAGGTGGATACGATGAATTAGTTGATTATTTAAATTACGAATTGGTTGAACAATTTTAAATAACTAAAAATAAAAATTGAAAAACTTTTTATATGTTATTTCATATACTATCACACGTGAAAATGTCTTCTAAACGAATTAATGAGAAACTTGCTATCAAGGATTTAATGTCATCTAATTTTGGTAAAATGATTCGTAATGCAGTAACGACAACATTGGATACTGGCAGATGTGGCGTAATAGTAAAACCAATTGTGATAGATAATCATACTCAAGACGAATTGATATTCAATGATGTGACGATATACGTAGATTGTATTTCATGTAAAAAAGAATTTATAGAAACTGAGTTGGCTAATAAAAAATGTAAGTATTGTATATGTGAAGAATTGAAAGAAAAAATAGTTCTTTGTGATGACATCAACATGTCTCTATCTGAAAGAGTAGATTATTTTAATTGCGAATGTTCTAAATTAAATATAGTTATGACGAAACATATATTCAATTATTTAAAAAATTTCTATAGAATCAACGATAAACACGTACGTTTTGACGTAAAAAATAAAATAATGAAAGTTAAACGAGGTTGCGAAAATGAATCGTATAATGTTTATTAAAATAACTAAAAATAAAAATTGAAAACTTTTTTATATGTTATTTCATATATTATCACGATATACTATAACAAATAAAAAATGTTTATTGATAAAAAAGTTAATTTAAAGAATGTGAAGAAGAACACACCTCAATATTATATTTGGATTAATAATATTATAGATTGTTCTATCACAATCCAACAAGTAAAAGAAGTTATGAAAGTTAAATGTCCAAAATTAAAAATTACAGATGAAGAATTACAACAGCAAAGAAGATTATATATTTTATTAGATACATTACATAAAATTAGAAGAAATTAAGCAAACGAAAATGATGGTTGCGCATAATAATATTGTTCTTGAGGTTCAACTTCTTTTTTCTCAATTTCCTGTTCAACATTTTTTACTTTACGTGGAGCTCGTTGTTTTTTTGCTTCTGTCTTTTTAGCAATTTTTACAACTTCTTCTAGCGGAGTATCTTCTTCATCTGAAATTTCTTCTAATTGTGCCTCACGTATGATAGATTTTTTCTTCACTGCAATAGCCTTGCGAACAATTTTCGTGTCTAATTCACTCTTAACTTTTTGTTCAAACTCTTTCAATGCTGCTTTTCTTTTTTCAACATTTTCAAGTCTTTTAGCTTTACATCTCTGAAATGCTTCTTTTTGTTTTTCAGATTGAGGCGGACGTTTTTTACTGTTGCAGCAGACGATACAAGTTTTATATTTATTATTTCTAAATAGATTGTCAGCTGAACCGCAACGGATACAAAATTTTTGATGCGACACAGTTCCTACAGGTTCTTCAGGAATATTTTTTTTTTGTTTCGTAGGTTGTTTAACTGTCTCACGACATTCAACTTCAAATTCCAATTCATCTTCAGTATCACTACTTTCAAGTGATTGACTTATCTGTTCATTCCTAGTTCGGGACATTAATAATTAAGATATACTTTTAATAAAAGTATAGCAAAATAACTTATATTTTATTTTTTTTTTATTTTTTTTTTTTTTTTTTTTTTGCTATACTTTTATTAAAAGTATAAATGGAACAGGTTGAGATTGAAAATGCTATTTTAGAAATTATAAGTGAATGTGATATGTTTACTGAATCAAGTCCGTTGACATATTTAATTTTTCTAGAAAGATATTCACATTTGCTAAATGAAATTCAAATCAAAAATGTTGAGGATATAATTGAAAATTTAAAAACTAGAATGCATATAATCAATAATTTGAATTTAAAGAAATTTGTCAGAAATGAATTTGAAGAAAAAAAATCGTAGTATAATATAATGTATATGAATGGTGCAGGAAATATCAGCAAAAGCATGAATGGATTATTAAAAATTAGTGCTAGTGATATTGATACTACAAATGCTAGTATAACAAATATTAATAATGTTCAAACTATTAATGGAGCAATTGGTAGTGATTTAGTTATTGACGTTGACACGGGAAAAATAATTCAGTTGAAAGATAACACACAAATAGATTCTAATTTAAATGTCATTGGAAATATTCATGCTGGTGGAAAATTAGATATTAGTGGTAATTCTATTTTTGATGGTAACGTATTTTCAAATTTAAATTTACATTCAAATACTTTTGATGTAAGCAACGCAAGTATTTTTAATGGGTTAATCACTTGTAAGCAAATAACATCTAACGGCGTATGTAATTTTAATAATCCTGTTTTGACAAATTCATCACTCATAGCTCGTTCTGTAGATGCGAGTAACGCTTCCGTGTTTCGTAGTAATCTGAATGTATTAGGTCCAATAAATTGTACTCAAAATGTGACCTTTGACAAAGATTTAGTTTTGACTAGTTCTGCTAATCAATTTAGAGTTTTTTGTTCTTCCAGTCAGTTTGATGGTTCTTTAAATATTTTGGGAACTTTGAATACGACAGGAAATTCAATATTCAGAAATAATCTTGACGTGTCTTCCAATTTATATGTAGGTAGAAATAATCCTAACAATACTTCAACTGTAGACCTTACTGGACAATTTCTGTTGCGAGAGCCAAGTAATCCTTCTGTGCTTAACATGCGTATTTATTATGAACCTACTGCTGCAGGCTGGAGATTTATAAATGAACAAGCAAACGGCTATATGTATTTTTCTGTCAAAAATGGAGCAGGAAATATACGTAATTTTCAGTTCAGTTATGGCCAATTGTACAGTAATGTTCCTTCTTATTATGATTGTGATGTAAATTTTAGTTTCAATAAACTATTAACGTTAGGTGATACTAATTTTGTAGGAACTTGGTTTGGGTCGTCTATGTCGTATATTCCATCTCCGACTGACACGGATGGGTTGGTCATAACGAATCGCGGGCTACTCAATAATACCGCATATTATACAAATTTTAAAAATGTAGATTTAGCCAACAATGAAGTTTTTGTTTTCAGAATGAATCACGATAATATATGGTCAAAAGTTCCTCACACGATGGAATCAACTTTGACGTTGACTGGTAATGTGATAGCTAATTCAGTTTCAGTAACTCCAACAGAAATTTCTCGTTTGACAGGTGCTTCAGCAAATATTCAAGCACAAATAAATAATTTACAAACGGTAGGAACACGAACAACATCAATTTTAACTGCTACAACAAATTTAGTAACCAATACCATTTTTAATTGTGGTTCAATTACTTTGAATGCTGGCACATATATATTATCAATTAACGCATATGTAGATGTCATTACTGCTACTGTAGCTGTGAGTGGATTATATGGAGCTTATTCAACTTCAGCGACAGCATTCAGTCAAGTAGAACAAACTGCGAGAATGGATGGAGGAGGATTTGCGTATGTTATTGGTAGTGCATGGAGTTTGAATAGTTCTAATACAATTGTGATTGCTAGTACTACGACTTACTATATGTTAGTTAGAGTTGTATTTGGAACTGCCGCAAGAGTCAGATTTGTAAATCCAAATTCATCGTTCGTTGCAACCAGACTCAAATAATTTTTTTCTCAGCAATATGTATATGAATAATAAAGAAATTGAGGAATATGTATGTAAAATTAATTCAGAAGTTTATGGTAATTATGAAATATTTAGAGGAGTTACTTACTACGTAATTTTAATACATTGTCGTGATGAATTGACTGAAGAACAAAAAAAACAATTTAAAAAATTAAATAGTGAATGTTATAAAAATGAAGAACGCAAACATGACGTGATGATACATTTAAAAAAAAAATTTAATTTTTATCTTGATTCAGATTACGAGTATCCTAATGTTTTTTTTTCTCAGTAATATGTATATAATGGAAAATTACATACATATTGAATCGTGTGATTTAATTCAAATCATTTCAAAAATAAAAATTAAAGTTTTAAACTTAGTTTTAAATGAATCAGCGATGATTGAAGTAAAATCTTTTGATGATGAAAATAAATTATTGAATACATATCATTTTGAATTGAATGGCGAATATTATCAAATGTGGAATACTGATGCTTGGTTAATTGATTATGTTTGTAATAAATATGGATTCGTAATTAAAATATAAATTTATACGAAAGATTTAAATTTTTTTCTTTAGTTATATAAATAAATGGAACATTTGAATAATTTCGCAGATAACATGATGATTAATGACTATGCTATTTTTTGTCATTCATTAACAAAATATAAAAAATTTAATAATCACATTCCATTTGAACTCACTAAATTATTCAACGATTATCGTAAAGATATAATTGAATGTGGATATGATATTGATTTGATTGATAAATTAATTGATTCCACTCACAATAAAAAATAATATTCAATTACAATAATGAATATTTTACAAACAATTTTTCACGGAGCATTGGGAGCATTAACTTTCGGAATATATCACCACATTACAACTATGAGACAAATTGAAATAAATAATAAAAAAATTATGGATAGAATTGAAAATTATGAAAAATAATATTTAGTTATAATAAATGAAAGATGACGAATACTATTTTCATCAAACTCCAGAATTATTAGCAATTAAATTGATAGATGAAATAAAAGAAGAATTAATGAATGGTGATGTAGTGTTGGAGCCTTTCAAAGGTGAAGGAGCATTTTATAATAATTTACCTGACAATATTGTAAAAAGATATTGTGAAATAGAAGAAGGGATAGATTTTAGAAGTTACACTGAGAATGTTGATTGGGTTATATCTAATCCTCCATTTAGATTATTAGATGGAGAAAGTAGAAATAATTCTATATATAAAATAATATTACATTTTTCATTAATGGTTAATAAAGGAATGTGCTTTTTGATAAATGATTATGGATTATCAACATTAACTCCAAATAGATTGAAACAATTAAATGACAATGGATTATACATAAATAATATAATAGTTTGTAATGTAAAAAAATGGAGAGGTAGATATTTTTTTATAATATTTAAAAAAGAAAAATCTTCATTTTATAGATTCATAAAGGAAAATTTTTAAATGAAAAAAATTGAATATGAAAATCATTATTTAGAAGTTTCTAAACGACATAATGCCACAACCGACAATTGAAAATCAAATTAAACTTGGATTGCTTCAGAATAATTTAATTCCAATTAATAAATATAATAAAACTTATATAACATCTTGGGGTGAAGATAATTATTCTTTACTTGATTTACCAAATATAATATTAAATGGAATAAGTACGGAAGATTATGACGAACTAAGCAACCATGGTCATATAATATACGGAATGATTATCGTATTACCAGAAACGAAGTTAAGTAGTTACGATAATTATATGAATTATAAAATATTCTATTTCACGATAAATAATGTTAGATATGTGTTTATGATAGATGAAATATATGATGAAAGTGAAGCATCCGAAGGAGAAGACGATTATGAAAATAGTTGTGATTGTTGTTTGGGGTCTTGGATTGATGAACCAAATGAATATGGAAGATGTATCTGTATTTGTAGTAACTGTGAAGATGATTTAAGAATTTGTAGATATAAATGTTATTCAATTTTTCTTTTTAATAATAATAATAATAATAATAATAATAATAATAATATATCTATATATAATAATAATTTTGTTGAAAAAAAACAAAAAAAATCAAATCTTGAGAATGAAAATCATCTCACCCTCATTGCACCCCCGGGGAGGAGAAATGGGGAGGAATGTGGGTGAGAGGTCTTCCATAAATTATTTTCCGAAAACTCTGCAAATTTTGTCT